TGAGTTGTTTCTATTTTTTGATGCTTTCCAGAACAATTTAAGAAAGCTGAGGACAATACTACAAAACAAATAAGTGATATTTTTCTCATAATTTTGTCCTCAGCCGTTTGCAAAAAGCTATTTTTTTACTTTTCTTCTTGATATACCAACAACTTTATTAATTTGTCTCTCTGTATATCCATTGTCTTTTAATGCAGCTCTTATTCTATTAACCATTTTAGTGTCATTTTTCTTAAATGCTTTTTCTAATTCAGGAGCTGCCTTGTATGGAGTTGTTCCCTTTGATATTGGAACTGCTCCAAATCCTGTTGCCACAAATGAAGCTATACCATGTTGTTTTGCTGCTTTAAATGAAAATGGAATTGGTTCTTCAGCTATTGAAGCTATTCTAGAAACAGCACGAGCACCAGTTCCTGATTTAGTTGCGTCCCATGGTTCGAATTTTCCTCTTGAAAACTTTCCACGAACTGCAAATCCTTCGCGATCACCTTTTGAAGGAGTTCTGCCCATCATTTGTTTATATACCATTGAAAGAAGTGGATTTGATTTATTAAAAAACGTAACTGCTGGATTTTTATACCAGTCTTTAATTTCAAGAAACTGTTTTCCAGAATGTGTGTATAACTTTGAACCAACTTTCTTCCATTCACTTGGCGCTTCTCGTCCTGGATTAAATTTAATTCCTGCAATATTAAATGGTACATCTGGTAGTGGAAATTTATACCATTCTGATGGATCAGGACTAGTAATTTCTTCTTTTGCTTTCTTTGGACTCCAAGCTGCTCCACCAACTTGTAGCTTATCTCCTGGATCAGCTTTTTTAAAACCTCCAAAAAGATACTTTAAAGTTCCATGCAAAAGCATAGTATTTAGACCAACACGAAGAAAATACTTCCTTGATTGTTCTCCTTTAAGACCACCTGACAATACACCTGCTGCTTGTTTTATAGCTGATGTAGTCCAATCGGGATATGCGATTACTCTTTTAAGCCATTTTCTATATTCCGGATTATTAAATCCACGCTGAATCTCCCAGTTTTGGCCACCAAATTCAGCATTAACACGATCTGCCATTTGTTTTTTAATTTTTATTACTTGTTCTGGCGATGGAGGTTTTCCTTCTTTGATTCCTTTATCAATAAATCCATCTACATAGTTCTTCCAAACAACAGATTTTAAACGTGGGTGAAACTTTTCAAACAAATATTTTTGTGAATTTATATATTTTGTTAAACCCTTATTGAATATGCTTTCTTGTGCCTTAGTTGTTACTTTTTCTGGCAGATATTTCATAGCAGTATCAACCATTTTACTTGATACTCTTTGAGCTGTTTCCCATCGTTCAGCAGGTTTATGAATTACTAGACCACTTCGCGCAGCATCTTTCCTAAATTCAAAATTATCAATTAGAGATTCGCCTTGTTTCATTAAGCCTCTCATGCCAAATACTTTTTTCCCACCTAAAGCTCCAGCTGCACTTTCTGCAAGAGGAACATAATGGAAAAAAGAGGCCTTAACTCTTCCTGTTCTTATTGTATCAGCAAGAGCGTCGTAACCTTTCCAGAATCTATCCGAAACCTTATTGCCAGGCTTGTATGCATCTTTATTAAATATGCCTCTAAGCGAACTAGCTACTTCAGGGGCAACTAATGCAGGAGCGTCAGTTGGATGTTCTGACATTCCATCTTTATTAATCCTACGCAACATATGATCATCAAAGCGTTCATATCCATCATGTAATGCATTGATATATTCAGCCTTATCATGCTTTGTAACTATTAATTTACGGTCTTGTTCTTTTTCTATTTTTTGAATATTTTCCAGCATATCGGCTGCCGCAAACTCTTTAGCTACAATTTCATCATAAACCTGTACAATTTTACGCAAATCTTTATATCTAGGCTTTAAACCGCCCTTTATTAATGCTTCGTTATAGTTTAAGAATTCTTTTTGATTTGTGAATGGATCTTTTACTCTTAATTTTTTGGATACAGAATCAAACTTTTCTGGATTTTCATAAAGTCCTGGTAAATATTTTTGAACAACTTCTTCTCTTGGAACAACACTTTTTAAATATGGATTTTTATTTCTTTCTTCAAGTGTAGTTTTAAAATGCTCTCTAAGGTCTTTATCAATTAGATTACGCAGTGATTTTGGTGTTCGCTCATGTAATTTTTGAAAACTATCGTTTGCAATTTCAGGATTGGGATTGCGTTGAGCATAATGTATTGCGTCTTCTAATTGTTTTGGAGTATACGGTTCTTTGCCTTGGGCTTTATCAAAAGTTTCATTCCATTTTTCTTGGCTTATAACAATTCGTTCGTGTTTTTTACCAACAACATCTCTAAGTACATCAAAATATGGTTGTTCCTTTTTAAATTTTTCTATTCCAGCTTTTACTTTTTTAGGAGCAAGCTCTAAAGCTCTTTCTTTGAATATATCAAGTTCAGCACGCGCTTGCTTAGGAGTGGACTTTGGCAATCCTTCTTTTCCAATTATACGCTCTATACCTTTTGCTCCAGCTCCAGCTACCTTCATTCCACCAAGCAATAAAGCATTTTCTGCTACTTCTCTAGCAGAAGGCAATTCTCCCTCAATAGCAGCTCCAGCACCAGTCATAGCTGCTAATTCTGCACCGCTCTTAATAACTTCTTGTCCTATTTTGCTATTACCAAACTTCAACAATGGAGCTAATCTACCAGCGCCACCTGTTGCAGCACCAATTAGGGCTTGTTTACCAGTTTGAATCGGTATATCAGCAATATTTCCAAGTTTATCTACAAACGTATCACCCGATGGTTTTTTAATATATGTAGCTATTTGCTTGACTAGCTCTGGCAATCCAAAAGCTCCTGCTCCAGCTCCAATAGCTGCTCCAAGAGGCCCTGCCCCTAGAAGTCCGGCAAGAGCACCGCCACCTACACTACCAAGAGACATTGCTGGAATATCTCCACTAAGAGCTCCAGCTTTAAATTTAAGAGACTCTCCAAGTGACGCATCTCCAGCTGGATATTGTGCATTAAATCCAAGCATCTGTCCTATTGCAGATGCTTTTAATCCTTCAATTAAATTTCCATCTATAGAACCAGAAAGTTCTGGCATCCCTAAAGGCTTTGGAATATGTTTTAAAACTTTTCCTATAGTAGATTCTTGTTCTTCTTGTTCTTCTGTAGCATAGGAACTTGCTTGTTCGTCAAAAATATCCTTAGTCGGTTGCTTATAAATCGCTGATCGTTCTTGAAATAAATCTGCCATTTTTACACCTTAAAGCCATACTTTTTAGCTAAATTTCGAGCCTTTGTTGGACTACCTTTTGTTTTAGATAAAAAGAAATCTACAATGTTAGGAGTTAATTCTGTTGATGTAATAGCATTCATTTCATCTTTTTCAAAACCTTTACTAACCAGGCTGGACATAAGTTTTTCAGGAATATTTTTACCTGAAAACGATTTTATCTTCTTACTAAACCCTTGGGCTGAATTATATTCTATAGGTGCTATATGAGCTACTTGAGGAGCTACTTGAGGAACTTGTTGTTGTTGTTGTTGCTGAGAAGGAACTTCAGTGCTTGAAGAAAGTTGTTGCAGCAAGTCGCCATAAGCTTGAACTGGGTTTTGATTTTGTTGTGGTGCCATATTCTGAGGAGAAAGCTGTTGAGCAGTTTGTGTTTGCATAAATTCAGGCAATATCTGCTGACCTTTAGCACTTCTTTGTTGAGATTTAGCAGGTTGATCAGCTTTTCTTCTTTGCAACATTTGTTTAACTTTAGCACCGATTAATGCTTTTAATGAGTCATTAAGGCCTTTGCTCATTGCAGAACCGAAGCTAGTACCTAAGTTCTGTTCTCTTATAATTTGTGGCATAATTTCACCTATTTAACATTTTTTAACATTAATAGTGGTAACAGTTGTGCTAACGCTCCCATTCCACCCTGTAAAAGTCCTGGCTGAGCAGGGTTATATGTAGATTCAAATTGTGGTTGCATACCCATTCCAAGTTGTTGAAGTCCAAATTGAGACTTGAGGCCTGCAAGTTGTGACTCTAGACCGGCTCCAGATTGCCCTAGGGCGTTCTGGAATGCACTGGAGGTCTGTCCATCTCCCATTGATGTAAAACGTTCAGCTAACGAAGGAATTGTTTGTTGTTGAAATTGTTGACGAGCAGTGTCTTCGATGCCTTGAAAGTTTGTATTCTCACCACCTTGTTGAAGTAGTTGATCTAATATAGATTTTTGTTCAGGAGTAACTTTTGAGAACTGGTTTTCTTGGCCACCTTGACCAAAAAGAAGACTACTTAAAAAGTTTCCCATTCCGCCTTCTGTTCCGCCGCCCATTTGACCACCAGGCTGTGAACCTGAAAGATAGTTTCCAAACATAGCCGAGCTCAAAGCTGGATTAGCCATATTATTCCTTTTTTATTTTAAATATTCTAAAACTACAATTGCATACCAGTCGCTCCAGTCTCCAGGATTTGTATCTATTCTAACATTTGTTTCATCTACACTTAATTTTACATTAGGTGTTCCTATTGCTGCATTAACTTCAGCTGGAATAGTTATTGAAAGAAATGCTGTTGACCTTGTAGCAGTGCCATATATGCGAGTAAATATTGTATTAGATGTTACTGATATTCCATGTGCAACGTTTTTTGTAGTGCCAGTTGGATCTAAGACTCCAAAATTAATTACTTTCCTATACTCTGGTCTTTCTATTGGTGTAGTTTCACTTGATGAATCTAATGTTGGATCTGGAAAGAATTGATTCCCACTAATAGATTCTCTAGTATCCATTGTCCCGTTAACTTTATTATTAATAGCAGATGACATTGAATTAATAGTTTCAGTTAGGTTAATAAGAATATCCTTAAACTGCTCACTACCAACCTTAGCTTCTCTGATTTCACCAGCATCTATGATGCGAGTCGTAGGTACAAATACTCCAGAACTATTTGATGCCACCCTATACCTTTCCGTTAAAATTATTCAAAATCGCTCGTTCTAGATGCAGATATAATCATGCCTTCTAATTGAAAATCACACTCTGCTGTTGCCGATACAACCATCTGCTCATCGTTTAAGAATATTCTTATCTGAACACATGTTCCTTCTGCTTGAAAGTAAATACGATGAGATAATCTCTTAAATGTTGCTTCAAATGGAAGGTCTGCATATGCGCCAGTTTCTAATATATTAGTTCCAAGGCTTGATTTTGATGCTTTAGCTGCATCAATCATTGAAATGTTGCTTGTAGAAGGAAAGTAATCAATTGTAATCTTTCCAGCGCTTGTTCGTTTAATAATGAAATCAATTTGCGATAAGTATATTGATCGCGCTTCTGGTAGGTAGAAATTCCATTCTTTAGACAAAATATCTATTCTTGAAACACGTGCTACAGTTGCTCCACCATGGCATGTGTATGTATACAATGGATTTCTTAATGCTGCGCTAAATTTAGGATCAATCGTAACCGTATTAACTCCAGCAATAGACATCTCATAGAAATCATCAATATTTTTTGATTCTACGAGAGCTCCACCAGCTGTTACAGTTATATCAATGGTACAGTTCAATAGTTTAATTACGTCCATATTATCTGACGTATCATCACCAAGTGTATGATTCATTATCTTTAAAGTAGCTAGTCCTGTTGCTTGATCGAAAGCAATATCTGTAATTTGAAGTGCAGATGCGTTTGTCGTAACGTTTGGATCAATTTTAACTACGTATCCTTGTTGATTTCCAGCAACAATTTGCTTAAATGCTGGTTGTGCTGATCCAGAATCCCATGGTTTTGCCCATTGTGCCCATTTAAAATCAGTCAATGATGACCATGGAGCACCTTCTTGTTGTTGATAATAACCAAATGCCGTAAAGCAATCATCATTAAACGACCAATTTCCATTCTTATAGTTAAAAACAAGAACTTTATTCGTAAAAATAGAAGAATTTATGTCTTCTGAATTATTTGGAAATGTCCAATAGACCATTTCATTAGTAAAGTCTCTAATTCCAGCTACTCGAAGAGGGCCATTATCTGTAGTTCTAATATCAAATATTTCATCAGGTATCTTATTATCTAAACGCTCAAGTGTTGTTCCAGTGCATCCAGTAATACCGCGTTCTCCAACAGTTATAAGTGCTTTATCAAATGGAACTGTTGATTTCATTGACTGAGAGCCTTGTTCGTTATTAAGCTTGCTCCATAAAAATGGTTGCGCTTCATTACCTGTATATGAAAGTTCCCATGTGCTTCGTTCAAAATAGACAATAAGTTTATCTCTAATAAATCCAGCACTGACAATTGCTTCATCAGTAGATGCGTCAATCCAACCAGCTCCTTGTGAGCCAACTTGGTTTTGTTCAAGAAATGATATATCTAAGTTGAATGGACTTCCGTTTCTAGAAAATCGGCATCTGTTTTCATGAGCACTATTAAGCGTTCCAGCTGCATTTGTTTCGATTGTACTGAGGAAAACTAATCTATTCTTAAAGGGTATAATTAACTTTGCACTCGCAACTGCATCCCCAGCGACTAAAAACTTAGGTATAAAGTCTGTCCAAGCTGTTCCATTATAATACTTAATTGGATCATCATTTGCTCCTGGAGCACCGACAGTCGCATTAAAATTAGTTGCAATTAGATATTTTGTGGCAGGAGATATATTAGCCCAGTTAGTAGTCCAAAAGAATTTGCTATTAGAACTGTGCCATGTTGCATTAATGTATTTAAGTCGTTCCCATGCGGAACCCGTATATTGATATGCAAATTGTTGATCGAATGCAATCGCTTTATCAGTTTCTTCGTATTGAGTAAGAGCCATTACAGGCTGTGAAGGATAAAAGTAAATTTGTGTATCAACTTCAACATATATAAATCTATACGCACCAGTTGTCGTATTAAATGTACATGCGTGACTAGCAGTAACGTCTCCACTTGAACGATGTAGTGTTCCATCTTGATATACGGTAAATATTTCAGTTCCAATTGAGAAAGTCTGTCCTATTGTAAACGATGATCCAGGTACTGTACCAGTTGTTGCAATGCTTGTATCTGAATTTGTTACGACTGCTTTATTTGAATCAAAGTAGGCTGCAGTTGTTGCTTCTGAGGCAACAATAACAAAAGCTCCTGTAGTCGTATTAAATGTATGCGTTGTTGCAGCTCCGGTCGTTGTCATGACTCCGGGAGTTCCAAGAGCTGTAACTGTAAAGATTTCTTGGCCAATCTTGAATGTTTGACCGATGGCATAGTAACCACCTGCAACAGTTCCAGATATGTCACCGCCACCATTTGTATCACCAAGACTTTCAACTGCAACATAGAGAGGAACCCGTAAACGAGAATTAAGTTGCTTAGTTGCCTCAGATAATTCAGCATATCCAGTAAGTTTAGTTCCAAATCTCTTTCGAACCTTTCCCCTAAAAACATACGCGTTATCAAGTCGCTCAAATGCGTCATCTGGAATAAGCCAAGGACTTTGGTCTGTATTAAGCCCATTTTTATATGGCGCTATTACAAACTTATCAAATAGAGCTGCCATATTATTTTCCTATTGCTAAGTATCTAACGGTTCCGCCAGTTGAATTTGCATTCCACATTACAATATTTGTTGTATCAATGCTTGTTACGAATACACCTTTATCTTTTCCAGATGTACCATCCATTGTTAATTGAGCAGAATATATTGCAGCAAAAGCTTGATCTGTAGCTGCGGTTGGAAATGTTATTGTAGTTTCTCCATTTGCAGCAACTGTATATTGTCCCCATTTCATAAGTATGCCTGATGGAAGCCTTGTCCAACCATTTACATGTTCTTTACACGCAGTCATTTCTGTTGCAGCTGCTGCTGCTATAGATGAGCGTGCAAAAACAAGTTCATTCTTGGAGGTCTTAGTTGATAATCTAGAATAGACACCTATTTCAGATGCAGATGGCGTTAATTGAGCTGCTGCTCCCTGAACAGGGAAATGTAAGTATTTGTGTTTGCCTTCACTAGCGTTATCAATAGCTACATGATTAACTTCAATGAATGTTTTAAGTCCTGAAAAGTTAGTCGCGATATCTGCCTGAGATTGGTACGGAATATCGCTTGCTGCTGGGATGTTTGGTTTATATGCCATTATCTTTCTCCATGATCTTTAGTAAATTCAATAATAAATAAAGCAACTATAACGCATACCATTATGGAAACAATTATTTGTGGGTATGGTTCTGTAAACAGTCTGCTTACCATCTAAAACTTCCTCCCTGGCTGTAAATCGTAGCTGTTCGTTGTCCGCCACGTTGAATAATGTTTCTTTCGAGCACTAATAAGCGTTGATTATTAAATTCAGGCATAAGTGTTTCAAGTGAAGCCGTATCCATGCGATCTTCGTATATCTTTTTAGCCGCACCATACGCAATGTATTGCCACCACTGAGCAAGTTCAGGAACTGAATCAGCAGCTATTAAAGCAGTTGGACGTTGAAATACACTGAGTTCAACTTTGTAGGTCTTATCAGGAATAGGTCTAAAAGTAAGTTTTTGATTGTCAAATAACACTGCATTAGGTTTTCCAGCTTCGTATGCATACATTTGAGCAATGATTGGTTCGGATGTACCAGGAGCTACTGGGAAAGTGAATGTATATACACCTGTATGATAGTTTATTGTTCCAACCGATGTTGTTGTATCAGGAATGACTAAAAGTCCTGTAGTGGTGATAACGCCTGATGTTCCATCTACTTGTGGAAGGTCTTTAATAACTATTCCATTTCCACTTGCATCAACTGAACTAAAGTTTATTGATTTTGGATTTATTGGATGATGGGAAAGTGTTCCTGAATAAGCAGTAATAATACTATTTCCGGTACCTACATTTTCTTCAAACAGCACTTGTGGATACATCGAAAAGAACTCATTTCTATCTGTTGAGAGATAGATTTCAGTTCCACCAACATATATAGGAGCTTTAATATTGGTATAAATATTCTTAAAGTTATAAAGAGGGTCGGTTAAATTCTTTGTGTTATCACCATATGTATCTATGTTGGGCATAAGATAGAATGGGATCTTTTTATCGACTAAGAACTCTGGGAAGTCGTATAGAACAAATGTATTGATATAGTTATCAATATCATCATTTGAAAGTTGCGCTTCTGAAGTAGTTCGAGTAAGCCTACGCACCTTAGTTCTAATTGCTTTTAACTTAGAAAGGTCTGAATCGGTTGACATATCGATGCTCCTAAATTTTAATTACCCTGATACGTAGTATCAAGATACGTAGGCTTATAAATTACAGTATATGTTCTACGGTAACTAGGTCTGACTCTACTGTTGAGAAATCCTCCGGATCGATAAATTCCAAGCTTTGGAACCCAAAACGACGAACTTTAGCGCCTAGCCTTGCAACAGGTCGTCCATTCTTATCTACCGCATGTTTATTAACTGGATACCAACCATTTCTGTTCAAATGCTTAGCAACTCCAAGTGGTATTGTATAAGTTTCGCCATCTACAAACTCGAATCGTTCGATTTGATCATCTTTATGAAACTTGCAACTAAAGCGTAATATGCCATTTGGCATTTCTTTATAGTTAAAAATACCAGTTACTTTTTCTCTGTCTTTATCTCTTAGATATTTAAGACTTGGTTTAGCTTTTTTAGCTGCTTTAGCGCCGAGAGCTGAATTTGTTTCTATCATAATCTTCCTTTTAATAAGGAGAGGAGGATTATTCCCCCTCTCCAGATACTACTAAAGAGTTGGTACGTCTGTAGCAAAAGACTTGCCAGCGCGCCATTTAATTACATCATTAGCTGTTCCACCAGGACTTCCAAGTGCAATAGCTGCATCACTTGATGTTCCAAGAACCATGCCAATAAAGCCTGTGTTCTCGAAAGCTGTATCACTTGATGTGTTAAGAGCAATATCAATTCCAACCGGAACTACTGAAGCCGGTGTGTAAGGAATTGCTGCAGGAAGTGGGAACGTAAATGCTGTATAAGCAGTTGTAGCAACATCTATTGAGAACGTTGCTGCTGTTAGGTATGTTACTGTTACTAGTTGACCATCTAATTCAACCATGCCATTACCAGTAGGAATGTTCATTCTTACTTTTTGGCCTGTTGTATAGGAATGATCTACTAATGTTGTAACAACACCAGCTGCTGCTTGTGTAATATTTGCAATTACGCGTTGTTTTGGTTTGAACATGTCATAAACTGCTGCACTTGGAGCGATATATCTATATGTTCCAGCTGCGCCAGCGACAACTCCAGGAGCTGTAGCTATTGTGTTTGCAAGTCTAAAACTTGTGTTCAAAACAAGTGTATCAACTGAAAAATCCAAACCATTAAGATTGTCATGGTCTGTACCTTGAATTCTTACGATACTACCAGCTACTAATCTTCCTGTATCAGCCGTGCTATATACAGGTTGAGTTGCATTTGTTCCAGCTGTTACAGCGACTGCTCCACCAGGAGTTTTATCAGAAGAATCTATAAGGGAAATACCTCTATAGACTGCTCCGTTAAAACCAATAGCAGATGTCGATGACGAAGCAATTTGAGATGCTGTTGAATGGAACTCAAGAATTGAGTCATCAGAAGCCAGCTCACGTTGCCAGTACCATTTTGTTGCTGCCCACTGTGTGGATGCAGCAATGTTTGTCAAATTATATACTTCAACCCAGTCTACATCCGAACGTAAAGGGATAATTTTATCAATTCCGTCAGAAGTAAAATGGCCTTGTTGAATAATTGTGCCGTTCATATTTATTCCTTACGAAAGTGTAGATTTAAGGTTAAGAATCCACTCATCATTCAAGATGGCTTGTGCTGTAGCCATTTTGAAACCAGCAGAAGCATTTAATGCCAATGGGCCACCAGCAATTGATGGAGGCAAGTAAATGAATTGCGATGAATATTCAGCTTGATCTACGATTGCATATGCATCGAGGCCTGTAATAAATGTATTGTATACATCTTCGCCATCAGCCGATCCATGTTCAGTAATAGAACCTTCTGAAGATGTTAGGAATCTAACGTTACCGATTGCGCCCCATTCTGATCTGAGACCTGCCATATTTGAAGGATATTGGTTCTTGTGTAAGAAGCCAGCTACACCTTCAAGTTCAGATGCCATATTAGAATGCGTCATTGCAATGTAAGCGTCTCGGACGGGTGCTGTACCAAATCGATCTTCACCTTGAATTGAATCAGTAATAGTATTTGCATTTGAGCTTAATAAACTCTTAACAATACCATCAATGTCTGAGTGTGTAAGTTCGGTTGGGTTGTCACCATTTACGCCACCGCCACAATGAACAACCGAAGCTGTTGCTGCAAGCATGTCACGTGTAAGTGAATCTTCTGTTTCGCGAAGACAGATACCAAGTAATTTAACAGATTCATTCAATACTGGATCTGCTGCTTGAAGTGTTACTTGTTCGTTGATTTGGATGTATGTTCCATAAAAACCAATTGTTGCGTCGATATCGACTGCTTCAAGTGATTTTCCTGGAGGAGTTACCCCTGAATTGCCTAAAGGTACGGTTGCGGTTCCTAATTTTTCATAACGACGCATTCTCAAAGTTTTTCCGCTTCGAGCAGGCATAGTTTTCAAACTAGCGCATGTTTTATGAATTAATGTAGCGTGTGGAATAGCAAGAAGTTTTGAATCGAAACTTCTTTGTACCGGCGAAGTGAGGGTACTCGTTGTTACAATAGCCATAGGTTTCCCTAACAATTAAAAACAACATAAACTGCATTATAAAATGCAATCACAACTCTGCGAGTTGACGAGTCTCATACGGTCAGTGGATTGACGAGTTCCAATACGTCAGATTTTGGGATGGCGAATTCCATACAGCCAACGTAAGTATACAAACTGATTAGATATAATTGCAAAGATTTAGATAAAAATAGCCGGCCGCAGACGCGCTGATATTATCCACGACCGACCAAATGTGACGTAGGCTTATTGATTTTTAGTTGCTTCCTGAACTTCACGCCATAGTTGTTCACGAGCTTCTTTTGAATTCGAATTAGCAAACGCATTGGCTTGCTCTAAAGGGCTATTGCCACGTTGCGGTGAAATACTATTAACCGCCTTAGGCTTTGCCATATTGGCTTGAGCCTTTAAACGATCTGGTTCATGCTTATCTTCAACATAGAGACCCAAGTCTTTAATACGCTTATAAGTTGAAGAACCACGAGCATATAAAGATGCACTTGATGTTGCAATTGTTTCAGCAAACTCAGGATCTTCTTCTTTAAGAAGCATTAAAGTATCATCATTAACAACCTTTTTAAAGTCGCTGTATTTTGATTGTAAGCGATTCTCATCAGCCTGTTGCTTCATAACTTCTTCATAACGCTTCTGATTATTCTTTAAGCGTTCGACTTCTCTACGAAGATGTTTTCCTTCGATAAGATCATCGTCGCCAAAAGTAGACTCTTCTTCTTTTTGCTGGACGGGCTTGCGACTCTCTTGAATTTCACTTAAAAGTTTGCGTGTTTCTGCAAGATCACGTTCAGCACGAGCCTTGTCAATACGCATCTGCCTAAAGTTACTAGCTCGCTCATCTGCATCTTCTGCTACAGGAGCTTCTTTTGCAGTTTCAGCCTCAACAGGTTGAACTGGCTCTTCAACTTCAGTGTTTTCAACGACTGTTTCTTCAACACTTGTATTGTCAACGCTAGTTTCTTCAACAACAGCGTTGTCATTTAATTCGTTATCAATCATATCTTCCCTTTTAGATTTCTAAAAAACTAGAATTACGTTTCTCTCCGTTTAATTCTTTTGCTTTTCTTAACAGTGAACCGTCATAAAATTCTACTACATAACGTAATAATTCATAATCTCTTGGTAAAACTATATGCGGGTTGCATTTCATATAGCTAGCAGTATCTGCATTAGGGACAACCCATAAGAAATCAATCTTATCTTCTCTGCAATTATATAGATACACAACTTGGTCATGCTGAGGAGTTGGACACGTTTCACGAGCAAGAAAGTACGCACGCAGTACATTCTGCATAAGCTTTTCTTTTTTAATAAGAACTATTACATAAAAATTACCTACGTACTTCTTCTTATTGTCCTTGATACATAAATGAATATTGTAATCATAGTCTTTGAGTTGTTCGCGCATTTGATCAGTTGCGCTATGTTGAGACGGATTT